GTGCCGTGTTTGCTTGCAATAGCCATATCATCGCCAATTACTGCATAGAATCCTCTATGTACATAATTGATGATGGCATGATGTGTTATGGCCATGGCCGACCATGAGGATAACATCCCCATTGGTTGACCTACAGCGTAACGTAATTGCCCACCCGGATAGTTGAAATCTCTATCAACTAAAAGGGCCTTCCAGAGAGTACTTAGATCACCAGGAAGAAGTTTTTCCAAGACTTTTTCTTGAAGATCTACCGGCATTCTGTCTGTTGCGGCTGTTAAGTCGTAACAATTCAGTTTGTCTGTTTTAGTAAATTTCCTTACCCTTTTAGAAATATTAGGATGAGAAAATGTACCATCACAGGGAAACCTCTTCAAGACTTCCATAAGGTAGTCATGAATTGGTTTCAGTACTGTCTGGGTCCAAATGTCTGGAATACAAATTACGCGGGTCTTCCCACCTCCTTCTTGAAGGAAATGGAGTCGCCCCGTCATGTTTGTATAACTTTCATCTGGATTCCTAGCGGAAAGGGAATCATTTATTAATGATGTCCATTGATCGTGAGCTTCTTCGGTGAAAACCTTAGAAGCAATCTTTCTTTGGATATCAATAATTCCTGATTCTTCGCAAGCTATTGCATCCAGTATACTTGTATATCCTATTGCATTTGGCCCATTGGCCGAAGCTTTAGGTGTTACATATATTGGATTACGGGATGAATTTAATTCAAAGGGTTTTACTTTCCTAGCCTTGAGGAAGTCCTCAAAGTGGAAAGCAATATCTTCGATTAATTCATCGTATCGTCTCGTTTGAGATTTAGGATTCACTTGAGTTATGGTGGAAACATCATAACTGACAGGTGCTTTTAACAATTTGTGTAGGTTACAAATCGTTAGAAGTCCTTGTCTGAATCTGAAATCCTTCATAAGCTGATTGATAGGTTTCTTAATTCCCTTGATCAGGAAACTAGGATACCCATCTCTCATTTTCGTCCAGGTTACCTGGTTGAAAGTCGTACTTTGATCCATACAACTTTGTTGTATGAACCTCAGTATCTCCTTATGGAAGATAATTGTCTGTTTCACGCCATGGTTACTAATCATAGCTGTGATGTGAGTTAGATAATTATCACACACGAGACGAAGAGTTTGATCTTTATAAATAGAACGAAAGTTTTGTTTATAGATTTCAAGTTCTCTTTTTATTTTCATAACAAATGTTGTGATCATAAAAGTGCGCTTTCCCAATGCAAGCATTGGTGCCGAG